CTAGGGGTAGTTACAACTGCAGTTAAACAGGCGGGAATTGCTAGGAGTACATTTTACGAATGGCTAAAAGATCCTGAGTTTAAAAAGGAAGTTGACGATATTCAGAACATTGCTCTAGATTTCGCAGAATCACAATTGCATAAACAAATCAGGGATGGGAATACATCGGCTACGATATTCTATTTAAAGACTAAGGGAAAGAATCGGGGATACGTTGAGAGACAAGAATTAACAGGAGCAGATGGGTATCCTACCGAAATCGAATTAAATATTATAAAAACGAATGCGGATTGATACGAACGTAGTTTGTGAGCATTTAGTTAATTCCGATAAAAAAATTACTGTAGAGCAGGGAGGAACGAGATCAGGGAAAACTTACAATATTATTCTTTGGATCATCTTTCATTACTGTGCGAGGAATGTAGGGAAGATTATAACAATTTGCAGAAAGACATATCCTGCACTTAGAACCTCAGCGATGAGGGATTTTATCACGATACTTAGAGAGAAAGGAATATACAAGGAGGAGGATCATAACAAATCCTCTAGCGAGTATCGATTAAAAGGAAACTTAGTAGAATTTATATCATTAGATCAACCACAGAAAGTTAGGGGGAGAAAGCGTGACTTATTATTTATCAACGAGGCTAATGAATTATATTTTGAAGATTGGCAGCAGTTAATATTCAGGACTCAGGAAAAAATAATATTAGACTATAATCCCTCAGACGAGTACCATTGGATTTATGATCGAGTAATAAACAGAGAAGATGCAGACTTTTATCAGACAACTTATAAAGACAACCCGTATCTTGAGGAAACTATTGTTGATGAGATCGAGAGACTTAGAGATACAGACGAGGAATATTGGCAGATATACGGATTGGGAATTCGAGGAATTTCTAAATCAACTATTTTCAGATTCGCAGAAGTGAACACGATCCCTGAGGATGCTAAGTTTTTAAGTTATGGGATTGACTATGGATTTACTAATGACCCTACAACTATTATCGGGGTATGGATTAAGGATTTCGATTTATATTGTAAAGAGTATTTATATCAAACGATGATGACGACGATAGACATTCACAGGAAATTGCAAAGCCTAGGAATTAATAGGGAAATGATCTTTGCGGACTCAGCAGAGCCTAGATTGAATGAAGAACTCAGGAGGATGGGATGGAATATTAAACCAAGTGTAAAGGGCAGAGATAGTGTAAATGCGGGAATAGATCTACTTAAAAGACACAGGATTAATATCTCGGAGGATAGTAGTAATATGATACAGGAGTTTAGAAACTATAAATGGAGAGAGGATCGAAACGGAAAAATACTTAACGTTCCTGAGGATAAAGCTAACCATACTGCTGATGCGTTGAGGTATGCTACCTATTCGTTATTGAGTAAGCCTAACTTCGGTAAATACGCAATACGATAAAAAAAGTTATAAAAATATTTGGATAATTAAAATGTTTGTTTTATATTAGTACTATAATTAATTTAAAATCAATAACAATGAAAAATCAAACACATAATGGATGGACAAACTATCCAACTTGGAAAGTAAATTTAGAAATGATAGATGACCTAGATACTGATCATTGGACAGATTTCATCGAAGATAACAGAGGATCAGATATGCTTACCTATAATCTTGGACAGGAAATCAGAGAATACGTAGAGGAGGAGTTATATTCAGAGTGCGTAGCAGATAGTGATCTAGTTTATAATTTTGCATTATCATTTATTGCAAATGTAAATTGGAGAGAAATTGCAGAACACGTATTAGATACTTACAAAGAGAACTATTGGTGCGACACTTGCGGAACTAGATTTGACGAGAGGTATATGTCAAATTACTGCTCGAGTGAATGTGAAAGAGAATACGAGTTACTAGCCACTCATCCAAAAGGCTAAGTTTCATTTTTTTGGTTTAGTTAATTGAGGGGGTGCAGAGATGTGCCCCTTTTTTTTTAAATTGCATTCAAATAGCGTTATAAGATTATGAAGATCACAGTAAACATTCCCGAGAAACTATCGGATATTACTCTAGAACAGTATCAGAGATTTTTAAAAGTCGCAGAGGCGGAAGATGTAGATGATGTATTTTTGATGCAGAAAATGGTGCAGATCTTTTGTGGTGTAAAATTAACAGATGTATTTTATTTTAAGATTCAGGATGTAAGGAACATTATTAATGAGATCAACAAGATATTATTAGAAGAGCCTAAGTTTCAACAGAGATTTTCTTTTGAGGGTACTGAATATGGATTTATACCCAACCTAGACGATATTAGTTTTGGGGAGTACATTGATCTAGACGAAAATATGATCGCTTGGGATTCGATGCATAAGGCAATGAGTGTTTTATATCGACCAATCGAAATGGAAAAGGGAGAGAGGTATACCATTAAAAAATACGATGGCATAGATAACGAGGAAACTATGAAAAGAACTCCCGTAGATATTGCATTAGGAGCATCGGTTTTTTTTTACAATTTAAGAAGAGAGTTACAAAGAGCTATCCTGAAATATTCATCGAATCAGATGGAGGAACTGACCTCTCAGCAACGGGAAATTTTGCTTCAAAATGGGGTTGGTTTCAGTCACTATATTCTCTCGCTCAGGGAGATATTAGAAGATTTGGAAATATCTCCGAACTAAGAGCGCACGAGTGTTTTTTGATGTTAGCATTTGAAAAAGAAAAATTAGAATTAGAGAATCAATTATTAAATAAAAAATGAGCAACGAAGGATCTAGAGCATACTATTTAGTATTAGATAAAATTAAAGATCAACTATTAGCAGACCCGAATGTAAACAAAGTTACTAGAGGAGAAATTGCAGACATAGATCTCGATAAGCAAACGATGTATCCTTTATCGCATATCCTGATAAACAATACGAGTTTCTCTGATAATATAATTACATTCAATATTAGCGTAATCTCGATGGACATAGTAGATTCTAGTAAGGAGAGAGCGACAGATTTATTCGATGGGAATGATAACGAGGCTGATGTTTTAAACTCTCAGTTACTAGTGCAGAATAGATTATATCAGGAATTAAAAAGAGGAACGATCTATACAGACCAATACCAAATAGTTGGGGATCCTAGTTGTGAGCCTTTTACAGATCGATTCGCAAATAAGGTAGCGGGATGGGCAATGACTATGGATGTGATTACTAAGAATAATGTAAAACTACCTTCCTGTGACTAAATTTAAGAGCATTTCCCGCACTTTAAATAGCTTTGCAAAGGAAGTTATCATAGAATCTAAGAAAGAGCTTCAGAGTCAAGGAAAATCTAATACAGGGGCATTGGCTAAGAGTTTAGGTTATGATCTCAAAGTAAATAAGGATGGGTTTCTTTTAAAGTTTCTAGACACTAGAGATGAACCTTATGCAGATTTTGTAGACAAGGGAGTATCAGGAGTAATGAAAAAATACAACACCCCCTATAAATATCTAGCTAAAAAACCACCCGCAGGAGCATTGACAAAATGGGTAGCATCAAAGCGATTTCAGTTTAGAGATGAAAAAGGGAGATTTCTAAGTTACAAGACTATGGGATATATAATCTCGAATTCAATATTTAAAAAAGGAATTAAGCCGAGTTTATTCTTTACGAAACCATTTAAAAGATTATTCGAGAAATTACCCGACAGGATGTTTAATGAGTTCATAGTAGAACTAGATGACTTTTACTCAGGAAAATGATAAATGCAAGATCCCCATATCACGTAGAATACGAGACGATTACTACGACTACGACAACTACGACCACCACCACGACCACTACTACTACGACGACTACATTGCCTCCTACGAGTGCTAGAGCAAGGGTTTATAATCTTAGTAGCACGGAAGTGTTGGAAATAGAATACAGGGAAGCGACATCTCCCTCAGTAGAAACCTACGTAACCATTCAGCCTAATTCTTTTGCGACATTAAACTGTATTGATTTTTCTGTAAATGATTATCATATCGAAAGGAGAAGAGGATCGGGTGCTTGGTATTACGAATATTTTGATTTTAATTGCTAGTTATGATAAATACAAGAAGTCCATATTTTTTAACCTTTAGCAGTACGGAATGATTTTTATTTGTGTCCAACCCGCCTCGAAGTATTACGCTTGGCAAGTTGATACGATGTTATATTCTTTCAG